TGGTTATCATTAGATACTGTTAATAAATTTCCGTTAGCAGCTAATGGAGCTTTATCAGTACCACTATCTTTTTGTGCATCTATATTTGTACAACCATGATCTCCTGTACCTTTACCTGTATCTTCAGAACCAGCAACTGAATCTATAAACAAAGCAACATTAGAACTGGCACCCGACAGTGATCTTAGTTGAACACCACCATCATTTGCACCAAATTTGCGTAGAGAAAACCAAGTATCTGTTTCATCTAAATCAGTTACTCCGTGAGCAACGTCAGAAGATTTTAAAGTAAACGCATTAGAATCACCAGTATTTTGGTCTATACATAATCCACCATCACTTACATCAGGAGCAGTTTCTCCTCCAATCATTATTTTACCACCATCTGATATTCTAAACCTATCACTAGTATTAACTCTAAATCTTAAACTGTCATCAGCATGAAAATATGATATTGAACACACATCAGCATCATCACTATCTGAAAAGCGTATATGTCCTTCACCACTATTGCTAGAGCCTATAGTTATTCCAGTTGCACTTGTATCTTCTATAAATAGATTATCAGCATTTGCGTCAAGTAATGCACCAGCATCATTTTTCATAATATGAACTTGTGCATCAATAGTGCTTGTCCCAATTCCAACAGCATTGTTTCCACCATCAACAAATAACATATGAGTATTACCATTAGATTCTACTCGGAAGTCTCTATCTACACTATCGTCATTAAATACAATTTCACTGGCTGCCATATTTAAAATATTGTTTCCAAGAGCATCTTTAAATACTAAATCAGCTGTTTCTGATCCATCAGTTGGACTTAATATTCTTGATAATATTCTTATATAATTATGGTCATCTCCAGCAGAATTTTTTCCTTGGAAATCAATAGAACCTAAGAAATCATTTGCAGCTGGTGAACCTGAATTTCTGTTAAATAATAAATTAGGTGCAGCACTAGATCCTGTATCACCAGAAAGTAAAGTTAATGTATCTGATGTATCATTAGTTGTTACTGTAACACCATCATTAAAACCTACAGTAGTAGCAGTAAAAGTTCCTATCTTTGTACCACCTGCATAGAAATCAATAGTATCATCAGTAGGAGCTTCAATATAACTATCACCATCATCATCTAGGATTATTCTTCCACCAAATGCAGCTGTATCTATACCAAGTTCAACTTTTGTAGGAGTACCAGAAGCTAACGAGATGCCTGTAAGGTTTACAGTCTGAGTAGTAGATGTGTGTGAAGAAGATGCTATTGTGCCTTCGACAACATTAGCACCACCATCAGTGATTCTTATCTTTCTACCTGGAAAGTATATTGATGAAATATCAGATGATGAAGTTATAGTTATAGTATCAGCATCAGATCTAGCTACAGTATATGTAGCATCTCCGTCACCAAACTCAAAGTAACCATCACCTAATTGTTTGTACATATCATAGATATGCCCCATCAATTCTCTTGCAGCATTATTGACATTACTTGGTGCCATATTCTCTGCAAAGTTTACAGTCATATTGCTAGTATTGTTACCAGCAGTTGAACTAAATTTACCTACGCCTGTTCCAGCCATAGTGTTTTCCTCCTATTTAATATTTAAATATTCTTGTATGTTTCTGAGTCCAGGCATTTTAGCATTGCTTGGTCTCGGTATATTATATATTGGATGTCCTAAACTTCCTGATATCCAGCTTACAGCTGACAGGTAATCTAATCCACCATCCATTGCATCTTCAATCAATGATCTTAATGAAAAAGGTACAAACGCCATACCTGCTGTACTACCATAATCATATGCTTGCCTTAGTAAGGAAGCATCTTTTTTACTGATAGGACTAGGCCATGGGCTTGTCAAGAACTTTTTATTAAAGAATAATTGTTCGCTTGTTTTTAATAACATTCCTTGTTTACTAACAGCTGTCTTGTATGGATGTACAGCCCAATGTAAAGGTTCAAAGAATTGTTTTGATAATACTAATTGCATACCATTACCAAGATCTACTCTAGTTGGATCTTGATTTGCTAACAGGTTTGTTCCTGTAAACATATATTGTAATGCCATACCAGCAGTACCAATAATTAATGCAGCTCTTACTGCGTATGCTGCGTACAATTTTCTAGACATTGGATCTTTGTTTAGTCCAGGGAATGCACGACTTATAATTCTAAAGTTTGCAGTAGTCCAGTCAGGAGCGAATGCTACTATTTGCATTAATCTTCTACCTGATGGTTTATAAGCTTTTGATTTAATATATTTTAGTACTGGATCACTTGTGTCCTGATACATCTTAGCCCAGTTTAATCCACCATATGCATCATTAGTATATGTTGCAGCTACTTGATGAATTTTAGTTAATGGAACATTTTTGTATTTAGGATCTTGCAATAACTTTAATGTTGCAGTTTGGAATGCATACAGTTTACCAGCATTGTATACACGATCCCATGTTATATTATCAATAACTCTAAATGGTATTTCTATACCATATTTAATACCTTGTTTAGCTAAGTATGTTCCCCATATAGGAGACTTATCTAAAGTTTCTTGCGCTTGTCCAAGCATATTGTAGAATCTATTATATCCAATATCTTCAGGATGACTAAACTCTACACCAGCTCTTGTTGCTACTTTCAGGTCATCATAATGTCCTGATCTTTCTAATATTGTTTTAGCTGTTGTTCTATCCCAACTAAGTATAGGTACTTTTTTATCTGACCATTTACTTGAGCTTGCTCTTGCTGCTGTCTTACCAGCTTCTTTAAAACTCATACCAGTAAACATCATGTTTTCTAATAAAGTAAATGCATGGAAGAATGAGTAACCAACACTAAATCTTTTCATTAAGAAATTAATATTAGATATAGCTTTTAAGATTGAACCTTCATCTTTAGCATCAAACAACATTCTTAATAATGGTTCTGCTTCTTTTAATACATAAGGTGCGAATGCATTCTTTTGTTGTTTACTTAATTTTGCAGGATCAATAGACTTGTCTAAGAAAGCAGGATGATAAAACTTTACATAATCTCTTGGATCTATTGTTGAAGGTAGTTTGCCATCACGATACATTAACTTAGCAATTCCACCAGCACCATCTCCTCTACCTGGTAGTGATGCTTCTTCTAACATAGCTACTAATCTTCTTTGACCTAATGATCTAGTGGCAGAGTTTAAATACTTAGCAACAATTTTACTAATCTCCATAGTTTGTGGTTTTAAACCTTTAGCTATACCAGCTTCATAACTAGGAAATTCTTTTTCTAATTGTGATATGTTTTTACCTTTAAGTCCTGAAGGATTTGATTTAGTAATAAGATCTCTAACTTGTGTACCAAATGATACATCATCAGTAAACTCATTCCATTTCCAAAAACCAGTTACATAATCTTCATAGAATTTAAATCTAAGTTCTGTATCTTGAAATGTATTGTATACATCATCATAAATTTTACGAATATCATTAGCAACTTTTATTTCATCAGGTGTAAGTTTTACATTCTTATTACCTTGTAAATACTTTGTTACTTCTATTTCTCTTTCAGGTGTACCAAGTTTTGCTGCTATTTGTGTAGCTACTCTATTTATATCTATAGAATTTACTTGAGTAAAAGATCTATAATCATCAAGCAAGTAACGAGATACAGCTAATCCTTTAGCTACTTGTACTTCTTCTGCTCTACCTAATCTTCTTAAATCAGCTTTCCTAACTTCAGGATCTAAATAAAAATCTGATGAATCTTTTATTGATAAGTCATCTAAGGTTTTACCTTCAGGTAAGTCTTTTTTAATTTCATCAAGTCTAGTTCTTATACCTTCAGCTCCAGATTCTTTTACTTTAGTTCCAAGTTTTAAAGCTTTTATTCTAGTAACTATACTACCTACACTTTTTCCAAGTGTTATAGTACCAGCTCCAAATGTTGCCATCTTCCAAAAGTTTTCATCTTCACCGCTAGCCAGGTAACCACCAGCTCCTAATAAAGTACCTACCATTAATGGTGTCTCTGCTTTTTCAACTATGTTACTAATATGATAGAAACGTCTATTATTTTTTTGTATTAAATCAGCGTAGGTTTCTTTAACCCAAGGAGTAACTTCATCTTTAATAGCTTGATTAAATTTATGAAAAGATTCTTTTTGTCTAAATGTTCTTATTAAAGCTTCTTCATCTATTCTAGCTTCATTAACATCTTTAAATCTTTTATTGTTTTTAATTCTAGCTCTATTCTTTTTGTATTCAAGGAAGTCATCAAAATCAGAAAACTTATCTTTGAATAATTTATTCCATTCTGTTTTTAACTCAGATTCAAACAGTTTAAATTTATCTGTTTTTTTATTATACAATATACCATTTTCTTTAGCGTGTTTATAAAGAAAGTTATTGCTCCATTCAACTTTAAAACCTTCAGCTTCAGCTTTAATCTTTAATTTTTTTAAATATTCTGATGCAGTAAGTGTTGGTGAATCCATCATGTCTGCATCTTTTAATCTAATACCAGTTTCTTTGTTTGCTATATCTCGTAACAATCTATCCATGATTACATTCATATCAGTTGTTATGTCATCATCTATAATTGCTTTAGCTAAACGATCTCCTGTTTCACCAAATCTTTTTGCATATGCAGCTCTTAGATCAGCATCTAAATCTTTAGCACTAATACCACCTAAAGCTTTTAAAAATTTACCATTAGTTCCAGCAAACAATGCTCCCATTCCAAATGCAGCACTACCACCTAGTCCAACTTCAGTAGCTAGTCTATTCATTTCCATAGTACCATCTTCTGATAGTTGTTGTATGCTACTATAAGCTGACATAGCAGGAACAGATGCAACACCTCTAGCTGTACCTGATACAGTTCTTGGTGCAATTTTTGCAATTTTCATTGCAGTTTTAGTACCTTGAACACCTTTAGCAATCCAACCTTCCCAAAACAAAGGATATAATAAATAAGGATCTGCAATTAAAGCATTAGTCATTTCACCTAAGAACATACCTGGATTAGCTTGTAATGCTTCTTTTAATACTGCTGCGTTAAATGGTGTTTCATCTAATGTATAACCATACAAGCGTTCAATCTTTTTGTATTGATCGTATTCTTCAGTATCTTTTTTATCAGAGTTATTGGCTAACCAATTTACAGCTTCTTGAGCTTGTTTCTGTTTAGAATCACCCGTAAAAATTTGATAGGCAGCAACAGGTAAACTTTCATATCTCCATAAGTCTAATGGATTTCTAAGAGTATCAAGATAGCCTGGTGCTTCTTCTGGTTTATCAACTATTTTAGAAAAATCTATAGTGTTTGATGTATCAACAAGTTTACTAAAATCTATTGTATTGTTTTGATTTGTTAATTTACTAAAATCTATTTTAGTCATTATCTCATGTGATCTACTATAATTCCTGAATCTTCTGCTTGTTGTAGAGCAGTTTGTATATCTATACCTTGTGCATTAGCTTGTCTCTGCAATGCACTAATAGCAACAACTTCTGGATTTATTTGTGCATTAGCTGTAGCCAATTTAGATGGATCAAAATCACCGCCTGCAAATGGATTCCAACCATTTTTTTCTAAAACACCTTCTGGTAATGTATTGATAACTAATTGCGAAGCAGTATAAGGATCCATACCAGGATTAGCAGCTGCTGTTTCCATAGCCATAAGTGATATAGCGTAAGCAGCACTTCCAGATTTGTCACCAAGTTTATAAGGCGCACTATTAAATTGTGCTGTTAATGCAGATATTAATTCTTTTTGAGGTTGTTCAGTTTTACCTACTGATTGGTAAGCTTTTATAATATCTAATTCTAATTTACTAGTTTGTAGATTATTTATATGAGCAGCTAATAAATCTTTTTCTGCTCTCTTTTTAACTTTCATACCTTCAAATAATACAGATGTAATATCTCCACCATTCTTAGCTTCCATATGCATAGCTAATGCAACTTGAAAGCCTGGTTTATCTAAGTCATTTAAGAATGTATCAATACCTGATTTCAGTTTATCAGCAGTTGTTTCATTCTTTTCTTTTGTTCCTAATGCTTCTGTAACTTGATTACTTGCACCTGCAATAACACCAGCTGCTCCAGAAGCTTGACTAGTTGCATTAACAATAGTATTAACTTGAGATTGTGATATGTTAGATTTAGATACTTCACCATTATCAACACTATTACTTAAAAAGTTTACAATATTACTTCCTACATCTCTTACTTTACCAAAGCCTTTGCCATAAGTATTTGCATAAAAATCTGCAACATTGCCACCAGATTCTGCAACTTTATCAGCAGTTGCTTTCAATGTTTCAAGATCGAATGCAGGATAATTATATTTAGAGTTTTGTGTTTCTTTGTGTTCTATTTCCTTTTCATTCTTAATAAAACTAAATACTTTCTTTACATATTCATTATCACCAAGTTTACGAATTAAAGAATCTTCTGGAAATGGATTTTTAGCTGCATCAAATGTAGTATCAAGGTTAGATAATCCAGATCTTATTTCATCACCTGTAGGTATACCAAAAGGTGTTTCTTTATTTGAACTAGTAAAAAAATCTACAGTAGGTGGAATGATTGAGCCATATATTTGTGCATATTTATTTGCTGCTGTTTTACCAGCTTCAAATATGTTACCATAGCCAGTAGCAACATCACCTATTAAACCTCTTGCAGTACTTGCTGCTGGACTACTCATAATATTATAAGTCTTAGGAGGTATACCACCACTAATAATTGAATCTGGTGGTGGAAAATCTGGTTTTCTTTTATTACCAGTAAAACTACCAAATACATTATCTAATAAATATCTATCTCTAGTATTAGGATTAGTTGCTTTTAACTTATTTAAGTTATTTTCTGATACTGTTTTCCAAAATCTATTATCATCTAGTATTCCCATAATATTCTCCTATAATAATCCTGTTAATCCAGCAATACCGCCAATGATTGGTCCAGCTGGTCCAAGGAAACCTAACTGTGATCCAAGCATAGCACCTGTCATTCCTGACATTAATGGACTAGCATCTGGTTGATATGATGTACCAGCATAACCCATACCTGCTATTGGATTTACCATTTGTGAATAAGCAGCAAGTCTTGCATATGGACTTTGTTGTTCAAAATTAAATCTGTTAATTTGATCTTGCATTTGTCTACCAGCAAGTTCTTCATAAGCTCCACCTACACCACCAAGACCAGATATACCTCCAGCTATTCTTTGATCCATAGCTGTTTGAATGCCAGGCAATGCACTAGCACCAGTTAATCTTCTTTGTAATGCAGACTCTCTAGCTTGTTGACCTCTGCCAATATCAGCTTGAGATCCACTATATAATCTTCTTTGTTGAGCTTCTAATGCTTGTTGTTGTCTACCAATATCTGACATCTGTGATTGTTGGTATCTATTAAGATCTGCTTCATAAGAACCTAATGCTCTTTGTCTTTCAGCTTCCGCTGCGCTTTGAGCTATAGGTGCATACGATTGTGTGAATCCTCTAGCAGCAGCTTGTTGTGCAGCAGGACTAGTTCCTGTTCTACCCATACCACCAAATTGTGATTGGATATTTCCCATAATATCACTAGAGATAGTATTTCTAACATCACTTAAATAATCAGCACCAGGTTGTAATTGATTGTAAGCTGGTCCACCAGCATATCCTGTTCTACCTGTATAAGAACTACCCATGCCTAATCCTAAGTTTGGTCCACCATAAGAGGAACCCATAGCTCCAGTTGCTGCATCACCAAATGTACTAGCTGCTTGATTGAATAAACCTGAACCACCCATTTGATCGAATGCTTGTGCTTCAGTTAAGTTCAATGCTTGTTGAGTTTGTGGTGCAAAAGGTACAACAGTTGATGATGGGAAATAAGATTTACCTACATCACTTTGATATATGTTTTCTGCTTGTTGAAGTATATCCTCTAAATACGGTTCGGTTGGTGCGTATGGGATTACTTCTCCAGATGTTTGAGTAGTACCGCCTCCTGATGACATATATTAATTCTCCAATTTCTTTTCTAATAAGTAGTGTGTTATTTTATAATTTTGTTGTTTAAGTAATCGTGACCATCCTGGCCTCGCATAAGTTTCAATATGGGTGCAACCATTTTGTTTAGCCCATTCTTCTACTGATGGCATTTTATCTTGCCATTGTTTTCTATTGCGACCAGTCACAATAAATATATTTAGAACTTTACTATTGGTTCGTTCTAATATTTTGGTAACACCACAACCTTGAAAGTTCTGTTTCTTTTTTTCATTCCACAGAACCCATAGTTGCATCTTACCTTCTAATAAATCGTTATAGATATCTTCTACAACAAAATGATTACCAGAATATTTTAATGCTTTATCTATTGAATCATGAACAATAGGAAAAACTTGTTGTACCTTTTCTTGTGGTACATATACAGGTGTTGTCATGTAATTTCTAAATAGCTACAAACAATATGCAATCTGTTAGCAGTTGCAGCTGTAGCTTTTAATATTTCTCCAGTAGTTAAAACAAGTGGTGTTGATAATAAATCTAATGTTTGTTTTGCTGTAACAGCTTTATCTTTATAAAGACTAAAAACATCAGAGCCATTAGTAATAGTAAGTGTAATTTCATCAGCACTACCTGAATCTTCACTAACTATAATAGATTTAATAATTGTAGTTGTATCAGTTGGTACTGTATAAACAGTTGTAATATCTGTTGTTGTTAAATCAACTTTACTATTCTTGTATGTGTGAGCCATCTTCTTCTACTCTTTTCCAAAATTCATCTAATGCGTTTTCATGTTCGCAGTTAGAACATTTACATATAGCACATTGTCCATTATTGCTACAATGACATTCGTGATTACAGTTTACGCAAGAAACCATGATACTACCTCCTGGTTTTCAGAGTTATGATACCTTACTAATTGATTGGTAACATCTTCTGCTACTAATTGATATTCATATGTAGATAATAATATACCTTCTAAAGTATATGCAGGATAGTTATAAACATATTCTAAGTTTTGTTTACTTGCCATATTTACCTACAATATAACATAAAGGTTCAAAGATAGCTCTGTATATTCTGCCAAGTGTATGACGTTTTTTACCACGCATTTCTTGTTTACAATCAATAGTTCTATGTCTTGTTAAATGTTCTATAACAATTTTTACAATATAGTTAGATAAACCTTTACCTTTAGCATGAGCTACTAATGGTAAAAATATTTTATGATATCCAATTTCATGTTCAGGTAATAAATGATCTCTTGAGTATTTTAACCATATAGCATTTCTATAAGAACCAAATCCATAAGATTCATTCATCATAGTACAAATTATTTTTTTACTGCCATCTGGATCACCGCCTGATTTTCTTTGATCATCTCCCATAGTTCCTTCATCATTTCCAGAAGTCTCTGAAGATTCTTTATTTTGACCTTCTCCTTTGCTGTCATTATCAGGTTTAGTTTTTGTTTTTACTTTATCATCTTCAGTTCCAGTAGAAATTTCACCTATTGGAGTTCCACCTTGGAAGTTTCCTTGACTATTAATAAATCCAGGAGTGTTTCCTACTTTAACTTTATCACCTGGTTGTAAACCAGAAGATAATACACCAGATGGTGCATAGCCAGTTCTATAACTTTCTTGTACAGTAGCTGCAATTTCATCTGCTATTGCATCTCCATATTGGCTTCTTATACGATCTAATTGATTGCCATAATCACTTTGACCTAGTAATCCACTTATCATTCCTGCTGGAGTAAATTTTTGTATAGCACTATAATCTGTTAAGAAATTTGACGCTAAAGAATTAGGATCAAGAACTTCTATTTTACCTGATACTGGATTTATTTTAAGGTTCATTCCACCAATACGTTCTAGACCTGATTGAATTCCTTGTCTATCTCTTTCTTGTCCTGCACCACCACCGCCTCTATTTTCTGCAATTTGTCCAGTTACAAGTTCAGTGTTAATAGGATCTTCAGGTATAACACCTGCATAACCAGGATCTCCATAATCTATATTAGGATCATATGTTCCACTTGCTGATTTGATAGATTCAGATGCTGGTGTTTCAAATATAGGAATACCTGTTTGAGGATCTATTCTAAATCTATTCTGAGCAATTAATCCTGATGGAGTATCAAGGTATTGTTGTTGATTAGGATTTATGTTTCCAAAGTATTGAGGATTAGAAATAGATTTATCTGTTGTTTCTAATAAAGATTTTATAGCAGAAGGATTGTTACTCGCTAATCTACCATAAGTTAAGTTTCTATACTTTGATACTAAATCGTCAAATTGTGCCATTATCTATAACCTTCTTTAATTGCTTCTACATCAAGTCCCTGTGCATCATTCCAATTTTTGTTTGCTGGAACTTGAATGTTAAATTTAAAATATCTTGCAGACTTATGAAACGGAATTGTTCCAGTAGAATGCATTGTGTTTTCGCTTGTAGTTGATGAAGTACTTGCAATCTTATCTCTAAAACTTAAAGAGCCTGTAGCTTCATCAGTATCTATTATTGGTCTTACATGAGTTACAAGTGAACGATTGTTTGGAAATACTTCTGTTTCACCTGTACCTATTTCAGCTTTTAATGAGTTGCCTTGAAACACTCCTAATTTATGATCTGTTCCAAATACACCAAATGATCTAAGTCCACCAGACCAGAATGCACTATCTAATGAAATTGTAATTGCATCTAAATCATTTGCACCTGCTGTTGGATAATCATCTAATTCTTCTAATGTGTAGCCAGGAGTTTGATAATCTATCATATACTCATGATCTATAATTACTAATGACCATCTGTTAGATTCATAATGATATACGAGTATTTTATCATTTTGGGTACCAGAGTTAGTCCCTGTTTTAGATGGATAAGACCAACATATTAATTTGTTTTCTCTATCAGCAGTTGCTTTAACTCTTTCTCTTTTATCAAATTTTAAATCATTAAAAAAGAAACGATCTACTTTACCATTACCAATAGGTTTAGATGATGAACCATCAGTAACTCTAAATCCATCTTCAGATAAAAAGTATACAAGATTTCCAACTTTAATTACATTCTTACCTTGTACTGCTCCTACATTATCTTCTATTCTTCTAAATGAAAAGATAACATTACCACCTCTATAATCCATTCTAGTAATACGAGACTCTTGAAATATCAATCCATACTGTCCACCAGTAACACCAGTAATAACTCCACCTTCAGGTAAAACTTCTACATCAGATTGATTAACACCAGCAGTCCAAGATGTAGGACTATTAAAACTAGACCAGGCTACAGTTGTTTGTGCAGTTGGTTGATATCCTGTAACAACAAAGTTACCTACAACAGCTGCATGTGCGAATGTAGGAGGTGATCCTCCAAGTGCAGCAAAATCAGTTGATCCATCTAGTGTCCAGGCTTGGGGTGCGTCATCACCATTAAAAGCAATAACAACTTCTCCGTACTTTAAAAAATCCCAATGACCATCAGTAGGTGTAGAGAATGTAGTACCACCACTTTCATCTACAAAAGAGTTAGATGTTAGTTTATATAATTTAGTAGCATCACCAGCAAATATAGAAACAACACCTGTATCTGATTTAAAAGATGCTGCTCCTTGCGCTCTTGCTGTTAAAGCATTACCACTAGTAGTAGCAATGGTTTTCCAAGGTCTGTAACTATTTACAGCAGGATATACATTTAAGGCTTGTGTTGCACCAGGATTAGTATGATCTGGTAAATCAGGTAGCCATTCTCCAAAAGGTAATTGCATTATACGTTATCAAAGTTATTAATATTTATATCTGATCTTTGTATCAATGGTGATCCATTGTATTTATCTTTTTCATCAGCATCTTCTACTTGTTTAAGAGCAGCTTCATACTGTGTTTTAAATTGAATAACAGTTGCTTGATCCATTCCTCTTATAAATGTAGATGCAAAATATAATGCACCATATAAGTAAACATCAGGATGATTTGTAAGAATATGATTGGTAGTAGTTGTACCATTAATACTATCAAATGCTTTATAGAAAGTAAGCCTGGCTGTGTATGTACTATCAGGTATAGGACTAAATCTAAAGTTTGATCCTTCAATAGAATACATTCTAGGAACTCCAGATCTTTCAAAACCAGCAGTATTAGCTTGATGAAAAACAGTTGTGAGTTCTAATGTTTGGTCAGGTGTAGCACTTGTAAGTATAAAACTACGAGCTTGTAAAAAACCAGTAGGTAATGCTTCTGTTTCTGTATCTACTGTAAATGAACTATCTACTGTTTCCATACTTCTAACTCTTAATCTACGATTAAAGTCAGCTTCTGTTAAGTCAATAAAATCATCTATCTCAGATGTCAAATCATCTCTAGCTAGGAAATTAGCTATTGCTGTTTTTAAATTTGTATAACTGTTTAACGCCATTATAACCTCTTATCTCCTACTCTAAAGTTTTGAAACTCGTTACTGTTAATCATTCTTTTTATTAAAGATCGTTGATCGTCTTTATGTAACTTGTGCCAATTAGAGTGACCAAACAATTCTTTTGTTTTAATTTGTAAAGCAATCAATGGTATTTGTGCAATACGTTGAAAGTCTCCACGTTGTTCATCAGCTCTATGGTTACGAGCTATTTTATTATCGTTAAGTATATTTGTTGTATCTTGTGTTTTTTTTACTACTAATTTACGAGTAGCTTTATCAACATATAACTCTTTGTTTTGTGAATTATAAACTTCGTTCATACTATAGTTCCGTTACATCAACATCATAAGCATCAACTAAGACTCTCCAACCATAAGTATCATTATAAAATACTAAACCAATACCAGTGTTTTGAGTTGTTATGGTTAAGTCAGCAGT